TGGGTGTCGCAAGGGAAAACAAACGAACCGACGGGAAAGTCATCGGTGTGACGTGGACGAAGGGAACAAGCACCGCTGGTTCAGCTGACATTTCAGCGACTATTCGTGGACGTTCAGTCAAGATTGAAGTCAAGGTGGGGAAAGACCGTCAAAGCGACGCGCAAAAGCGATACCAAGAATCAATCGAACGCGCTGGTGGTGTGTACATGATTGCGCGTGACTTTGACACCTTCGTGGAATGGTTCGATGAATTCGTGAAGCAATGATTGAATTCACAATAACAAAACAGCAAATCGTTCGTGCGGAAATGCTGTACAAATTTAATTGCCTGAACAATTCAATTCGTAAAGGTGAAGGGAATTTAATCGGTGCGCTTGGTGAAATCGTGGTATTTGATTATTACACAAACATCGGTCGGAACGTTGTTCATGCTCAAGATTTCGATTTCGATTTGTTGATTGAAGGATTCAAGATTGAAGTCAAGACACAAGAAAACCGTTCGATTCCTTCACCAGTTTACACGTGTCACGTTCCTGACTACAATTCAACGCAAGAATGTGAATTTTATTGCTTTGTCTTCATTCATCCAGACATGACAAAAGGTTGGCTTGCTGGTCACATTTCAAGAAGTAAATTTCATCAAATCAAACAACTGAAGAAAGAAGGTGAAATCGGATTCAGCAAACCGTTCAAATGTGACACTTGGATTGTTCAAGTTAAAAATTTAACACTTTAATGTTGCACGAATGAAAAATTTGTTTATCTTTGGTGAAATTTAATACTTATAATTATGGCGACAACAAGAAAAACGACCGACGAGGTCACACAAGAACAACCGAAGGGATTATTTCACAAGCTTCATTCGGCGAAGCAACACATCGGAAAGGTAGCGAAGAACGCAACGAATCCACATTTCAAAAAAAGTTACGCGGACATCAACGCGTTGCTTGAAACGGTTGAACCGATATTGCTGGCGAATGGATTGATTCTTTTGCAACCAGTCAAAGCGAATCTTGTCTTCACGCAAATCATTGACATCGATTCTGGTGATTCGGTTGAATCATGCATGGAAATTCCGATGAACATAATTGATCCACAAAAAATGCTTGGATGCGTGACGTATCTTCGACGCGGAACCCTTCAATCATTGTTGTCACTTCAGGCAATCGACGACGACGGGAACGAAGCTTCACGTCCTGCAGGAAAACCGACAATTGACGAAGAACGATTCAAGAACGCTTTGAAGGCAATCGCTGACGGAAAGTTCACGGTTGATAAATTAAAAGCGACTTATTCGTTGACACCTGAACAAATCAATCAACTGAAATGAAAGAAATGAATGCGGAACAACGCGCAAAGTATTTGTTTGACTTGTTTGATTTCATCGAATACGATTCAAAGGTGAAGACATTCATGGCACGCAAATCATGCGCGTTGATTCTGGTTCAAGAATTAATGAAGGACGTTGACATCAAATCGCGTGACTTCATTTATTGGTCAAATGTTAAACTTAACTTATTAGAATTATGAAATGGCGTGCTTCACAAATGGGAAAACTAATGACAACGTCCCGGTCGAAAACCGACGTGTTGTCACAAACGGCGAAGTCGTATATCGACCAGCTTGCAAAAGAAGATTTCTTCGGTTACACTTCACCGCTGGTGAATCGTTATCTTGACAAAGGAATCAATCAGGAACTTGAATCAATTCAGCTATTGAACGCGGTGTGTTTCGACAACTACCAAAAGAACACACAACGTGTTGAAAACGATTTTATGACTGGCGAATGTGATATAATTACGAATGAAAAAATAATTGACATCAAGACAAGCTGGTCACTTGACACGTTCCCGGAATTGCCTGAAGACATCGACGCGAAAGATTATGAATGGCAGGGACGCGCTTACATGCTTTTGTACAACCGATTTGAATTCGAACTGGTTTATTGCATGGTTTCGACTTGGGACGAATTCTTGACGCAATACGATGACAAAACGCTTCACAAGGTTGACCACATTGATCCACGAAAGCGAATCACGTCAATCACATTTGAACGCGACCTTGAACTTGAAAGACAAATGATTGAACGTTGTCAGGTCGCAACGGAATACTACATTGAAAGAATAAATAAATTGAATAACAAATGAAGCCAAAACTAAATTAAAATAACACATTTGGCTAATTATAAATTAAACAACAAATGAAACAAACCGCAACGAACTATCTAATCGAACAGCTTGAATTGAAAGTCATGGCTCAACATTTACCATGGGTTGCCGAAATTCTTGACAAGGCGCGTGAAATGGAACAAGAACAAATCATTGAAGCTTTCGACCATGTCGATTCAAATCTTGACGACGGATTACATTACTACGAACAAACCTTTGAAGATGAAAGCAACACTTGAATTCAACCTACCAGACGACGACGCGGAATTTTATTGCGCAACCAAAGGAACGGCGATGTTGAACGCGTTGTGGGAAATTCAAGCCGAACTTCGAACGCTTTGGAAATACGAGGAACTGACCGACGAAGAATTCAAAATCGTTGAACGAATCCGTGAAAAATTCTTCGACATCCTTCGCGACAATGACATCAATCTGGACAAATGAAATACGCAATCATTTTCGCGTCCGCGGTTGTCTTGGAAATATGTTCGACATTTTACATTCGATTTGTCGCGGACAAGAATACCTTCGGAATGATTGTGTTCGCTTTCATCGCGCCATTCTTGTCGTTGGCTTTTGCTGGCTACATGGTTGAAAGCAAACAATGGAATGAACGAATCAAAATGGCTTTTTCGCTGGCGTTCGGTTACGTCGTCGGCGCTTTAATAGTAATAAATTTAATACAATAAACATGAACAAAGAAAAAGGAACGGTTGTCAACGTGACGCCATTACAAACAATCTCGGACAAGTTCCGAAAACAAGATTTAACAATCAAAACGTTTGATGAAAACTATCCACAATTCTTGACCTTTCAAGTCGTCAATGACAAATGTGACCTTGTCGCTAACTTGAACGCTGGCGATGTGGTCGAAGTCAGTTACAACCTTCGTGGTCGTGAATGGAAATCACCTGAAGGTGTGACGAAGTATTTCAACACCGTCGAAGCTTGGTCAATTAATCTTTCAGGCGAACCAGTACAAACAACACCAACACCAGCAAATGAAAACGATGACGATTTACCTTTCTAATGACAACAACGTCGTTGACTGGATGCGAATCATGACAACTTCGAAACTGAACAAGCGTTACAATATGAAACACTTGTCCGAAGACATGAAGGTCAATTACTCGATGTTATATCGCTTCATGAAGGGAAAACCAGTCGGTCAAGAATTTTTTGTCGCTTGGTTTAATTATTTTGTAATTTAGTCACATGGAATTTTGGAAAGATGAAGCATATAAAATCACTCGAAAAATTACTTCGAACCACGAACTTCATGCGGATTTGGTTGGTCATGTTTTTATTCTCATGCACCGCTTTGACTTTCATCTTTCCGACATTCCAGCTGTTTTCGCTCGCTTCGCTTATAATCAATGGAACTGGCAAAGGTCGGAATTCTGGCGACTGTACCGAAGCGACGGCGAAGCAATCAACGACGTAATTGATTCACATGATTCACCTTCGAACAATGAATTCAGCGAAATGCTTGACGCTTATCTTCACTCGAATCATGGCGATCCATTCATCAAGGAAATTACAAAAATGCACCTTTGCGGAATGACCTTCAGGGACATCAAGGAACTGACTGGAATTTCACTTGACACGATTCACAAAACAATAAAACAATTCAAAAATGATTTACACGATTATAGCGGTGGCGATTGCAAGGGCGTTAATGTCCTTTGATTTACCGAACACCAAACCATTCAATTGTCAGTCATGCTTGTCCTTCTGGACGGCGCTGGCTATTTATCTTTGCACCGATTGGTCAATGATTCCATTCGCCTTCGTTGCCTATCTTATTTCCGATTTAATTTTGATATATGAATATAAGTAACGCACTTCGACACCAGCTTGAAAACTTCGGTCGTCACCGATATGCGAATCTTGATGACACCTTGAAAGATGAACTTTCCGTTCATTACAAAGCGCTTGGATTCGGTAAACTGAACAAAGCTTGCGCAACGTGTGTACGAATCGCAATGGACAAGCTGAACCAAGACAAGGACAAGATTCGTCCAGTTGTCCGAGAACAAAACAATGAACCGCACATGAAGGAAGAACCGCCGAAGCTTCACTTTGTCGGAACGAAACAAAAGACGTTCGGCGAACTTCGACGCGAAGCGATTGAACTTGGATTCAAAGCAACACGAACAACAACACGACAAGACATTGAACAATGGTTGACATCCACGAAACAGCTGTAATTTATCCGGGCGTCACGCTTGGTCACAACGTCACAATCGGTGCGTTTTGCATAATCGGCGCACCAGCGGAAACAAAGAAACACGACGGTCAAAACGGATTCGGTGTTGTTATCGGAAACAACGTCACGATTCATGGTCATGCAACAATTGACGCTGGATCGCAACGACCGACAATCATTGACGACGGCGCGTATATCATGAAGACCGTTCACATCGGTCACGATTCAATCATTCACAAGGACGTCACGATTTCACCGCACGTGGTCATCGGTGGGTTCGTGGAAATACACGAACAAACAAACATCGGAATGAACGCAACGATTCACCAGCGCGTCACGATACCTTCAAAATGTATGGTCGGAATGTCCGCGGTCATCACAAAGAAAACACCGCTTGAACCGAACACCGTTCTTGTCGGCAATCCTGCACGAATAACACGAAACAACAACCGATGAAAATAATCACCGTCACCGCAATGCATGGACGACATGACACCGTTCAGGAATGTATTAATCGAATGCCGTTCATCGACAAGGTATTCATTTACTCAAACGACGAAGACGGCGCGTTCCTTGAAGGTCAAGACATTTTCGCAATGGCGAAATATCAAAACAATCCGCTTTCCTACAAATGGAACATGGCGATTCGAACGCTGGAACAAATCGATTTCGATGCGGTTATTCTTTTGGGTTCGGACGACTACATTGACGAAGCTTTCATGAACTACGTTGAACGAACAATTCCTGACTTCGACATGATTGGATTCAAAGACATTTACTTTCAAAACGAAGGCGCACTTCATTATTGGTCAGGTTACAACAACAACCGACGCGGTGAACCGTGTGGTGCTGGCAAAGTGTATTCACGAAAATTCCTTGAATGCTTGAAATGGAATCTTTTCGACGTGGCAAGGGATCGCGGTCTTGACAAGATTTCATGGGAACGTGTCAAACAAGCGAAAGGAAAAGTTCACATAACTTCGCTCAAACAAAACGGTCTTTTGTTGGTTGACATCAAAGACGGGAAAGGAATGACACCTTTCAATAAATTTAAGGGACTGGAACGAATTCCGAACAAGTAAACATAATAAAAGGGAACCTATATTCTTATGGCAAACAAACACCGCAACATCGACAAAGATGAATTGCTTCAAATGGCTTATAATTATTGCGACTATTGTATCGCTTCGACAAAGGAAATCGCGACGAATTCAGGCGTGAAGCAAGTGAAGGAACGTCACATTCCGACCGTGTCTTATTTCTTGTTACACTACCTTCGACGTGAACACTTTGACTTTTATAAACGGGACAACTGGTATCATGCGATGAAGGACGAAACACATCCATTGTCCGACACTATAAAAGCAATTGACAACGACTTCAATGCTTTGGCGCGTGACATTGTTGCCAACGAAGGCAAGGGAATTTTCTACGCAAAGAACAAACTGGGAATGCACGACCGACAACAAGTCGAAACGCGCACCGTGGACAAGTTCGATTTCGATGTCAACGATTAAAGGTTATCGACCGCACAAACACCAGCTTGAAATTCATCAAGCAATCAACCAAGGTAACGAAAAGTATTTCGCTTTGAACATCGGACGTCAGTTCGGAAAAACAATGCTTGGAATCAATCAACTTCTTTGGTGGGCAATTAATGACCGCGGTTGCACGATTGCATGGGTGACACCAGTTTACAAGCAAGGAAAGAAGGTGTTCGCTGAACTTGAACGCGCCGTGGCGAAGTCAGGTTTCTTTGAGTTCAACAAATCCGATTTGAGAATCACCGGGTTCGGTTCATCGATTGAATTCTTTTCAGGTGAACGACCAGACAACATTCGTGGAAATACATTCGATTACATGGTCGTTGATGAATTCGCGTTCACACGTCCTGAACTATGGGACGAAGTATTGTCGGCGACGGTCTTGGTCAAAGGAAAGAAGGTCATCTTTATTTCAACACCGAAGGGAAAGAATCATTTTCACCGGGTGTGTCTTCAACAAAATTACGACGACCGATACCGTTACTTTCATTTCACCAGCTTCGACAATCCTATGATTGATCCAAAGGAACTTGAAGAACGAAAGCGGTCATTGCCTGACCATGTGTTTCGACAAGAATACCTTGCGGAATTCCTTGACAACGCTGGTGGCTTGTTCAAGGGTGTGTCGTCGTGTATCGGTCAAGGTGAACGCACATCGCGAATGTATGGTGGTCTTGACATCGGTCGTGCTGACGACTACACGGTGTTGACTATCCTGAACGAACATGGTCACATGGTTCACGTTGAACGCTGGCGACACGATGACTGGTCACGAATCATTGACAAGGTGGCGAACTTGATTCGTCAGTTCAACGCAATCACCACGGTCGAAGTAAACAATCAAGGTGACGTCTTTTACGAAATGCTTCACAACACATTGCGGAACAAGGTCGTTCCATTCGTGACGACATCCAAGTCAAAACCGATATTGATTGAAGACCTTGCGCTTTCGTTCGAACAACAAGCGATTCGTGTCAACGATGTGAAATGGTTGCTTGACGAACTTGAATCTTTTACTTATATTTACAATCCGAAAACAAGGAACGTTCAATATAGCGCACCGACTGGACTACACGACGACGGCGTGATGTCACTGGCGCTTGCGTGGAATTCCATGAAGAACAACAAGTCAAAAGGGAAATACAACACATTGAGAATATGAAAATTAAACTACCAGCGTCCATTCACGAATGCAAACCTGACCAGCTTGTCAAATGGTTGATGCTTGCTGAAGTCATCAAGGAAAAGCAAAACGATGAATTCTTTCAAATGCTTGACTTTCAATGTCAATTGATTTCAATCTTTTCAGGAATGAAGGTGAACAAGGTCAAGCAACTTGCAATCGAAGACGTTCAAAGATTGTCTGGTCACTTGACGCGAATGATTGCTAACTACAATTACGCTGAACCGCTTGGTGAAGTAACGGTGAACGGTCAACGATACGTCTTTGAAAAAGATTTCCGTTTGATTTCAACCGGGCAAATCATTGACTTGAAATTGATTGAAGACCTTGTCAGTGATCCGGTGCAAGCGCTTGCGATTTGCTATGTCGAAGAAGGAATGGAGTATTGTCAAGAAGATGACCGTGGTCGTGTGTTGAATCCTAACGACAAACGTTACAAGGCTTTCAAGGAACAATTCGACGGCGCTGAATTCATGAACTTCTTCGGTTTTTTTTTGCGCGAATCAGTGAAGCGGAACGACGCTATATTAGCAATCCAGACGATACGGACGATGACGAATCAACGGAACGCGATGGCGAATCTAAAGACACCGAATGGTTCACATGGACAAGAATCCTTCAGCGACTTGGACAAGAACTTGGAACGAGCATTGACGCAATCACTAAACAACCTTACGTGAAAACTTTGTTCTGGATGAACTATCTTAAATTGAAAGACGAACAAGATTACATACTAAGTAAACAACGCAATGGCTGATTTTGATTTCCTTGAAGATTTCGGGGTGTCGGTTGCCGAAGCTGAACAACCACAAAGCGTTTACGAAAAGTTTATCCTAAACGTCGGGAACAAAGTCACCGCCGACCTTCGTGAATACATTCAAAACAACGCGATGAACACGGGCGCCCTTGCGCAATCGGTTGTCTACTTTCCGACGGGTGCGTTGTCGTTTGAAATTCAAGCTGACGATTATTATAAGTTCGTTGACGAAGGTGTGAACGGAATCGCGGTCAATCATGCGAGTCAGTATTCGTTCCAATATCCGGGGGTGTCTTATAACATGGCGAAGGCAATTCAGGAATGGAAAGGAATGGACATGTCACACGCCTACGCAATCGCCACGAACATCAAACAACGTGGACTTCGACCGAAGAATATCACCGACAATGTCATCAACGACGACGTTCTTGAAATGATTGCGAATGACTTGACGGAAATAACTGGATTGACGTTTGAAATAAAATTTGAAAAGGCAACACAAACATGGCAGTAACAATAACACAACAACCGCAACTATTTCAACCAGCTTGCAATCCTTACGTGTGGGTATTTGAAAGCGACCAAACAACACAACCGAACTTCAGCTTCATTGTTGAACTTTACGTCAACTTTGTTCTGGTGTCGACACATCAAGTATTCAACGAATCCGCTAACTATGCGAAGTTCGACGCAAGCGGTGAATTGCGTGCTTTACTCACAAGCGAAATGGTAACGACTGGCGCATTGCTTACGTTTTACGATACGGCGATTGCGTTCGTGAATATCAAGATTTACGAAAAATACGGAACACCACCAGTCATCTCGACATCAAGTATTTCGGCAACCGTTAGTCGTGCTTGGAATTCTTCACTTCGACATCCTGACTTCATTAATTTCGATTACAATGATTACGCCATTTCAAGATTGAATCCGAATTCAGGGAACGTTCTATTCTTGACTGACTTTCCAAGAACACGAAAGTATTTCGTCGGACTTTACGAATCCGCGTTCCTTGCTTTTTTGAATCGTGGTGGTTCAGCGAACACCGACATTGAAGTGAATCTTTACGACATCACAAACACGTTGATTGCGACGGACACCGTTACGGTCACGCTGGCGCTCAACATCGGTGTGATTGATTGCGCACCGCAAAACTTAATTGCGAACACCACGGTGACGCTGGTTGATTTCCAGTCAAGCGCTTACTATACAATCCGCGCGAAAGCTGGACCTGAATTGTTCGGAATCTTTTCAGGGTATTCGGAATTGTTCACATTCCACATCGACACGGAATGTCACCGATACGACACACACCGACTACATTGGTTGAACAAGCTTGGTGGCTGGGACTCGTTTACCTTCACGCTTGTGTCAACGAATTCAACGAAGGTGAAGACATCCGAATATCAAAGGGAACGCGGTGAATGGGATAACACTGGAACGGTTTGGCAATATACACGATACCACGGTGAACAAATGGCGTTCAACAAATACGCAACCGACACGACCGTTTTGAATTCCGACTGGATTCCAGAAAGCGTTCAGCAATGGTTGGTTCGTGATTTGTACGAATCACCGAAAGTTTACCTTGAAGCGACACCGGGCGTGTTCGAACCAGTGAAGGTGACGAATGAAGATTACACCTTGAAGCAACGACGCGTTGACGGGTTGATTCGTGAAGTCGTGAACCTTGAAAGAACGTACACCTACAATTCACAATTGACATAATGGCTGGCGAATTATATATTAACAACCGATTGATTGACATCGACCAATCGTTGCCATTCCCGTTGACGTTCAACATTGCTGACATCCGCGATGTGTCCGCAAGGAAAGGAAATAAGTCGAAGACAATCACCGTTCCCGGCACGAATGCGAACAGTGCAATCTTTCGTTCTATTTTCTTGTTGACTTACAGCGACGAAAGGACAACAACGAATTCGGTGATTCTTGACTTCGATCCGTCAATCAAAGCAACGGCACGATATTATAACAATGGAATTCTTGAATTCAATGGAATCGCACAACTTCAGGAATGTAAACTGAAGGACGGAACATGGTCATTCGATTTGACATTGGTGTCCGATACGATTGATTACATTTCACGAATGAACAAGGTCAAGATAAACGAACTTGACTTCACGGAATTCAATCACGCATTGACTAAGGCGAACCAGTTCGAAACATGGAACGGATTCAATCAAATCAACGGCGCTTCGACATCAATCAAAACGGGAACTGATTGGGACGGCGTCGGTTATTATTACGGCTTGATTGATTACGGTTATCCACGAACGGCTTCGGACAAGTTCGATTGCGACCAGATTCCACCACAAGTATTCGTGTACACTATCTTGAAGAAGTTATTTGAATACGCTGGAATCACTTGGTCGTCAAATTTCCTTGAAAGTCAAAGATTCAAAAAATTATTAATGGCTTATTTCGGGGGTAACTTTCCGACAATAACACCAGCGCAACAAACAAACGATTCCGTTTTTTCAACCGAAATAAACAACGCTTCAGGATTCATCGTGAACGGTTCAAATCAAGCGAATGACTTAACTGGTGGTGGCTTGGTATCTTTTACCGACGCGAACATTTCCGACGTGGTTGATGTCACGGTGATAAGTGATCCGATTTCGCAAACCGTCACAAGCACGCCGTTTCTTATCAACGCTGGAACGACTGGAATGTACACGGTTGAATACAAAGGCAATCACCAGCTTGAAGTCAAGTTCGACCAAACGACAACAAACACCTTTCGAGTTCGCTTGAACTTTTTTATATTCAAGAACGGAACAATCATTGGAACGGATGTGATTTATCAAGATAGCATTGTTTCGGTGATTGGTGATTATTCAAACACATTTACATTCAACTACACACGTCAAATCAATTGCGCAATCAACGATCAAATTCGCTTCGGTGTAACGTTGGTTGTCGAAGCTGGTCTTTCGTTTGGTGCTAACAACTTAACACGAACGATTGAACTTACTTCGTCGGGAACGGTAGTGAATTTCCTGAAGACGATTCAAGAACTTGTTCCCGGTGGCACGGTGGCAATCGGTTCTTTTTTACCTGACATGACTGGTGACGTTTTCCTGAAGGGCTTGATTACGATGTTTAATTTAATGGTCAAACCAGCGACCGACAATCCAAGCGTTTTGGAAATCGAACCTTTGTCGGAATTTTACACTTCGTCACAAGACGCGCTTGACTGGACACAACTGGTTGACTACTCACAAGAACTTAACGTTCAACCGACAATCAACTATGCGTCGAAAGAATACAACTTCGATTTCAAACAAGACGCTGACTACTGGAATACTAAATATCAAAATGAATTCCTTGACAATTATGGTGAATTTCAAATCTTGTCGCAATCACAATACGCGACGCAAGTCACGAAAATGGCTTTGCCGTTCAGTCAAAAACCACTGGTCGAAATTCATACGTCCTTGATTGTTCCAGCTTCTTATCAAGTTAACTTTGATGCGAACGCAAATGGTCAAGTCGTTCCTAAAAAAGGTAGCGCGTTCATTGTGTACGTTGGTGAAATGCGAAGCGCATCATGGAAATATCACGACGAATTCAACCACCAAAACAACTTAACTGAATATCCGTACGTCGGTCACCTTGATGACATCGACAATCCGACAAGCGACTTGAACTTCGGTGTTCCGCAAACGGTGTACTATCCAGCGACCGTCTATACGAATAACAACTTGATTCAATATCACAACACGTTCATTCAGGAACTTGTGTCACGTTACGGAAAATTACTAACGTGTTACGCCAAAATTGACACGTCAATAATCAACACGCTTGATTTCCGCAATCTAATCAACATCAATGGCGTTGTGTATCGTTTACAAAAGATAAGCGATTACGATTCAACAAAAGAACGCACAACACAAATCGAATTGTTGCGATTGATCCAAGGCGAAGGAACACCGCGAGAAGATGAATTCGTCGAAGAAGGTTCAACACCTTCGCCAATTATAACCGAAGTAGAAAATAACACAATAATAAGAGAACAATAAAAATGGGACAAATTAAGATAAGCCAATTAACACCGAAGGACGCGCCGTTGTCGGACACCGATTTGTTAATGATTGCCGAAGAAACACCAGACGGATTCGAATCGAAATCGATCACGGGCGCAAATATATTTGAAGCGATTCCGAGACCTGAAACGAATCCAACATTGTTGGCGTTCAGCGGAACAACTGGAACGCAAACAAGCGGAACCACAATAACCGTTTGTCACTCGGTCTTGATTCCAGCGAACACCTTTACAAACAACAACATTCTTCAGGTTGTGTTCAGGATGCTTCGTCAATCCGGGAATCTTGGTCAAATGTATGGACGTATATATTTTAACACGGCAAACACTTTGACGGGTGCGACGTTGTTCAACACTAACTTTACAATGAATGGGGGTGGTTCCAATTTCCTTGGATTGGTTGAACGCAACTTCAGTTACGACGGAACGAATTTGACCAGCTATTCAAATTCAGCGTTTTCGGAATATACCACGGGCGCGGTGGTAAACGTTGCTTTCGATGCGACGGTTGACAATTATGTGTTGTTGACAATGCAATGCCAAAACGCGGCTGATGTCGCTAACATTAATCTTTTCAAAATTTTTACCTATGCTTAATTTGACAACAATCGAAAACGGATTCGTAATGCGCGAACTTGAATACCATTTCGACGGCGAAGCGGAAATTCTTGACGAAACACAAGCGCACGTTCCGACGGATCGAGGCGTGATATTTATGGACACGACCATGACAATCGACAACGAATCATTCAACAACATCAACGACTTTTTAACAACGCTTTATGGCAAATAAAGAAGCGGTATTCACCGTCAAGGTCAACACTGGAAATTCAGTTCAAGACCTTCAAAACGCGGACAAGGCGGTCAATCAACTTAACAAAGATTTGCAGACCACACAAACGACCGCGAAGGATTCCAGCGGAACGGACGCATTGACGCAACGGCTTGCTGACCTTGACGCGAAGCTTGAAGCTGGTGGGCTTTCCATGCGTGAAATGACGCAAACGATGAAAGAATATCAAACGATTGCTATTCAAGCTGGCGTAACTTCACCAATTGGTGCGCAAGCGTTACAAAATGCGGCTGGATTGAAGGACGAAATCGGTGATTTGAAAGCGCAAACAACGGCGTTGTCGTCGGACTTCAAAGGTCTTGACACCGCAATGTCAGGAATCGAAGTCGGTGCAGCTGCATTTCAAGGCGTTCAATCGGCAATGGCTTTGGCTGGTGTTGAAAATGAAAAGTTGATGCAAACAATGGTCAAGCTTCAAGCGGTTCAAGGCTTGGTGAATTCAGTCACGACCATTGCGAACAAATTGAATTCCGATTCAATTCTTGGAATCCAGATTCGAACGGCTTGGGAAAAATTAAAGAATTCATCGTTCGTTCAAGGCACGGTTGCAACCACCGCACAAACAACCGCAACGGTTGCACAAACAACCGCGACCGTGGCAAGTTCAACGGCAACGGCAACGGCGGTGACTGGCATGAAATTGTTTCGGCTTGCGTTGATTTCAACGGGAATCGGTGCGCTTGTGATTGGGCTTGGTTTGTTGATTGCCAACTTCGACAAGGTGTCCGCTTTTGTTTTGAAGGCGCGTGAAGAATTTGAAAAACTTGGTCCGGGTGTGAAGATTGCAATCGGAATCGCGGTGCTTGCGTTCGCGCCATTAATCGGGGTTATTTACGGCGTTGTCAAAGCGCTTGAATACTTCGGCGTTGTGGACGATGTTCAAACGGCGAAGGCAAAGAAGAACGCGCAATCACACACCGAAGCGGTCATCAAAGCAAGTGACAAGCGAGCGAAGGCAATCAAGAAAGAACAAGATGCAACCGACGCAAAGTACACGCATGAAATCAACATGGCGAAAGCGTCTGGAAAGGACACATACGAAATGGAATTAATGAAGGCGAAAGCGCACTTGTCAAGCGGTCGTGTTTATTTAGAACTTCAAAAGGCAAAGATGAAAGCAATTCAAGCGGAAATGGAATTGTTGCTTGAAAATGAAGACGTAGATTCGGATCGTTACAAAGCGTTGAAAAAACGTCTTGAATCCGCGAAGAAAATTATTTCCGATTCTTACAAAGACAATGTCGCAACGAAGAACGCAATTGAAGTAATGGTTGCGGAACACAACCACGAAGTTCAAAAGAAGGCGGACGACAACGCAAAGAAGGCGTTCGACGTGGCGCAAAAGAATCGTGAAAAAATTCAAGAGGCTGAAGCGAAAGCGAACGAGAAAACCAAAGAAGATTTAAGAAAACACAATCTTCAAATGATTGCTGAAGAAGAAGCGCGTGACGAAGCAATTCGGCGTTCGAAAATGTCCGCGCTTGATTTGGAATTGTCCGACATTCAAGATGAGTATTTCCAGAAAAAAGAACAAGCAAAACTTTTGGGTGAAGAAGGTGCGCAACTGGTCGCACAATTGGAAGCTGAAGAAGCAACGAAAAAAGCTGAAGTCCGAAAGAAATACGCGGACGCACAATTGAAGATTGACGCGGAAAATGAAACGAAGCGACGTGACCGACAAAAAATGCTGAACGACATTCTTTTGGACGACCAAGAAAAGGCGTTGTTCGATTTGAACCAGACAACCGAAGACGCGAAAAAAGAATTGCTTCGTCGATTGAATTCCACGGACGAAAACGAACGAATCACGAAAGAACAACACGACCTTGCGTTGATTGCTTTGGAACAAAAGAAAATTGACAAGATTGAAGAAATAAACAAAACAGCTTCGGACAAAGCGAAAGAAGAAGCAATCAAAGAACGTGAAGAAGCGTTGAAAGCGGTGACGGAATTCCTTGAAGACTCGCAAATGGTGCTTGACCATGTGAAGACCGTTGACGCGTTAATGGACGAAATCGACCAAGCACGACTGAACAAGATTGAAGGACGACGCGACGAAGACCTTGCAAACCTTGACGCAAAGATGCAAGCTGAATTGAGCGCTGAAGGATTGACCGCGCAACAAAAAACGGACATTGAAGAAAAGTTCGCACAACAAAAATACGCCGTTCAACTTCAAGCATATAACGCCGAAGAAAAAATAAAGAAGGCGCAATTCAACCGCGACAAAGCAATCAAACTTGGTCAGGTTGCAATCGACACGGCGTCCGCAATCGTGAAGGCAATCGCACAATTCGGGCCACCACCGTCACCAATGGGAATCGCTGGAATCGCGTCGGCTGGTGTCATCGGTGTGACGCAAGCGCTCGCAATCGCGAATCAACAATACAAAGCTGGTTCAGCACCAAGCGCACCTAATTTTTCAACCGCTGGTGGTGGTGGTGGTGGTGGTGGAATGGCTGGCGCTGGCGCTTCGTCCTTCACGGCTTCGAACACACAAACGTCAACCGCTGGATTGCTTGGTGAACAAGGTGCAACGACAAGTAACATTCCTTCGTCACAAGTATTCGTTCTTGAAAGCGACATTTCAGCGACGCAAAACAAAGTTAAACTTCAGGAATCCAAAACAAGTTTTTAAGCCATGAACGACCGCGCGTTGTTAGGAATGAATCGGACGTGGAAAAGCAACCATAAGTTCGAAGCAATTCTTCAGCTTTTGGAATGTTGTCTTTTGCAAGCTTGACGTTGTCACCTTTGCGAATCAATTCAGGTGAATTCATGTTAAGGTAAATTGATTTGATGAAATGGTTGTATCGTTGCCATTCGATTAGTTCAAAGATTTCAAGCAACTTGTCCGAATCCATTAACACTGGCGAATGTGTTTCGAAATTCCACAACGGGCGGTCATAATACTTTAAAAATTCAATCGTGTTGAACATGGCTTCACGATAGTGCGAAGGGTGTCGTGGATTCAATTCGAATTCACCAACATGAATGGGAATGTCGGCGCGAAGTTTTGGCGTGATATAAAAGTCGTCGTTCATGTAGATGAATGAACCACCACGTTCACGGGCAAACGTCAACATTTTATTCGTCACGTCCGAACCACGAATGTTGTTCAATTGTGGACATGGAATGTTGTCAATGGTTGCGACCTTGTCACCAACGGTAACGATGTTGGCTTCAGGGAACGACATCCGAATGAATCGGATTGATTGTTGAATGTCGAAGTCATCGCGACTTCGTCGGTAGGGGAATACAAATGTCATCGAACAAAATTACATAATATAGTAACATGAAAAAAGATTTACCAGTTTACGAAATCATGATTGATTTGAACGATCCAGAAACAACGGTGTCGTTCAATTCGTTGGTCGAATTTCCAGCGCATGAAAAGAACTTCGAAATGTTCGGAAAGAAGGTCAAGTACGAATTCAACGAAGAACAACAAGTCATCACCGGGATTGCGATTTCAGCGGACACACCGATTTATCGTTACGACGAAGAAGCGAAAGAAGAATACTACGTTGTTTTTACGAAGGACGCCATTCGAAACATCGTGTTCGATTACGCGCGTCGAAACAATTTTAACAACGTGAATCTTGACCACAATCCGCACAAGGTCGTTGACGGGGTGTTCATGATTATGAGTTACCAGATTGACAATGAACGTGGATTCACCGCGCCTGAACGATTCAAGGACGCGAACGACGGTTCATGGTTGGTGTCTTATAAAGTTACTGACAAGGCGTTGTTTGAAAAAGCGAAGAACGGTGAATTCAATGGCTTCAGTATTGAAGGTGTTTTTACGTTGCTTGAAACGGACAAGACCAAGGAATCGGAATTCGAAGCAATCTTGAAAGAGGTTCAATTGTGGCGACGCAACATCGAACGAATCCGAATGTTCAATGACTATCCTGAAGCGGTATCGAATAACGCGAAACGTGGAATCGAATTGAATGAAAAGAACGGGAACAAATGTGCAACGCGTGTCGGTCGTTTACGCGCAACGACCTTAGCGAATCGTGACACCGTATCGGTTGCCATAATCAAAAGAATGTATTCGTACTTGTCACGCGCTGAAGCTTATTACAACGAAAGCGACACGTCGGCTTGTGGAACGATTTCATTCTTGTTGTGGGGTGGCAAAGCTGGACTTCGTTGGTCGGAATCTAAATTGAAAGAACTTGGTGAAATCTAAATTTTCGAACAAGAAAACATAATATAAAAAACACTACATGAACGCATACGAAAAAGTAATGAAGGAACTTGGGAAAATCAAATCCATGTTCGAAACGGCAACCGAACAAACGTTCGAGACGGCAACTTTATTAGACGGTGAAACGACCATTGAATTTGATTCACTTGAAGCTGGTCAACAAGTTTTCATCGTAACCGACGAAGGTCGAATTCCTGCACCTGAAGGAACACACGCACTTGGTGGCGATTACACTGGTGTAACAATCACCGTGGACGCTGACGGATTCATTTCCGAAGTTACTGACGAACGTGGAAATGAAGAAGTAACAACCGAAGAAACCAGCGCGGAATTTGAAGCGGTGTCCGCTGACATTTTACCAGCTGTACTTGAAGGGGTAACGGAAATAATCGCGAGCGAACTTGGTCTTGAAATGGGACAAGCTTACGACGTTGCAAGCGCCGTGATAACAAAGATAAACGAAATGACTTCAAGCGAAGAAACTGAAGCGGTCGAGGAATCAATGTCCGCTGAAGCAATTGAAGGAATAATCAATGGAAAACTTTCAACCTTGACAACTACTTTCGAAGCGGTTGTTGAAAGCTTGAAAAGTATTTCCGACGACAACGCGTCACTTCGAAATGAAATTGCGTCTTTGAAAGCTGACTTCGAAAGCTTCAAGGCGATGCCGTCGAACGAAACAAAAGAAAACGAGAAATTTTCAAGAGCTGGCAACTTGACTGCCAAACAACAATTTTTGAAACAATATAAAAACCTATAAAAATGTCTATTAAAAAGTACGTAAAATCAAACTTCGACTATAATGTCGCTGGTCTACAACCATACGTTGACGAACAACGTGAAGACCTTATTCATCGTTCCGTAACTGAAGCTCAAACCCTTCAGTATATCGCGATTCAACAAGGAATCAAAGGAAGCGAAGAATTAAAATTGCTTAACGATTCAATCGTTTACCAAACTGGTGATTGTTCAATGTCACCTTCAGGCGACACAATCTTCACGGATCGTGCGATTGCTGTTGAAACAATCGGTTACTTAAAAAGATTTTGTCAAAAAGACCTTGCAGGGTTCTGGACGCAACTTGCGCTTCGTCCGGGTGCAATGGCTGAAGACAAGACGTTGCCATTCGAGCAAATCTTAATTAACTATCTTTTAGAGTTACACGCGTTCGAATTAGAAAAATTAATTTGGCAAGGTAACAAAGCTTCAGGTTCAGGCAACTTGGCTTTCATGAATGGATTCAATCAATTCTTAACCGTTGCGAATGGTTGTGTTGACTTGAATACTTCAGGTGCTACGTCAATCGATGCAACCAACGCTTTTGATATTTTCTACGAAGCGTTTACCAACACACCGTCGAACATCGCTGAAGGTGCTGATTTCATTTGTTTCACTGGTCGCGAGAATTTCAACTTCTTATTAAAGAACTTGGTTGACTTGAACTTGTACAACTACAATCCAACACAAATCGCGACTTTGAGCGAATTGCTTTTACCGGGAACAAACATGCGTGTTGTTAAGGTAAACGGATTGAACGGAACGACTAAAATATATACTGGTCGCGCTTCACATTTCTTCTTCGGAACTGACTTGTCAAGTGACTTCGAATCATACGACTTGTGGTATTCTTTCGATGACGATGTGATTTATTTACGTTCTAAATTCCGCGCTGGTGTTCAAGTACCTTTCTTGAATCAAGTCGGAACATACGAAGGACTATAATCAACAAAATTAACGGCGCATTTCGGTGCGCCATTTGTTAAACTTAAAAAAATAAAAAATTATGTCTTGTAATATGACAACCGGGTACAACGACAGAACGTGTACCAACGGGAAAGGCGGAATCAAATCGGTGTTGTTGTTCCCTTTGGGTGCGGTTTCAGGTGCGATTGTTTCGCCATTAACAAATGAATTGACTTCGATCACCGTAACTGGTGAAACATTCCTTTACAAATTAAAGTCAAATTTATCAAGTTACACCGCACCAGTTCGCGTTGACAAAAACAACGGAACACTTTGGTATGAACATGAACTTTCAATGATCCTTGCAAGCGATTCAAAAGAACTTCGCGCGGAAATTCACTTACTTGCACAAAACGAATGTGTTTGTTTGGTTGAAAACGCTGACGGAACAATTGTTGCGCTTGGTCTTGGTGAAGGTCTTCAGGTTGCCGACGCGAATGAATACAGTTCAGGCGTGTTGAAAAGCGACCGAAAAGGTCACGTGATTGTAATGCGCGGAATGGAAAACGATGAAGTTCCTGACGTTGCTACAAACGTTTATACTTCATTGTTAGCACAACAATCACCTTCAATCTAATTTTAACTACCACAATTTTAAGGGGGATGGGCGTTGTCCCGTCCCTTTTTTTTGTTTAATTTAGTCGCATGGAAATAAAAAAAGAATTTATCGGTTGCAAATGTTGGTCACCAACGCTTGAACGATACGTCAAAATTGAAGCTGACAAAGGTGAAATGTATTTGTCGCTTGGAATTTTAGACATTTACGAATTTGAAAAACCGAACCTTGTAAAAAAAGAGAATGTTAAAAATACAAAGAAACGGAACAACACCGCTGGTGGTGACGGTGACGGAACTGACAACAATTCCGAATCCGAATTACTTATTTGAATTCATTCATGAACAATCGTTCAACACGCAAACGTGTGTCTTGAACAACATTTCACAAGGAATTCCAAGATACGATGAATTCGTGTTGATTGACGGCGTTGATGTTACTTTCATTTACGACGGCTTTTACATTTACAACATTTATCAACAATCTTCACCAGCGAATCTTGATCCAGCGCAATCACAAGGATTGGTTGAAACTGGACGCGCTCACGTGATTGAAGCGGATTCACCAAGTTACGAATACGATTCACCGATTTATTTCAATATATATGAATAACAAAATTACTTCTTTGTCTTTTCGAAAGGAATTTATCAAACCTGAAGAAGAAAAAGACCGTTCACTCGGATTTACGAAATGGGGTAAAAAGAACGACTATCCGTTTTTCTTGGTTGACCTTTACAATGGTTCAGCTTATCACCAAGGAATCCTGAAAAACAAAACTTTTTACATTGCTGGCGGTGGTCTTGAAATCGTTTCTGGAATGGTTCAACCATTCATCGACAACAAATGGTCCGACTTCGACATGAATGAAATCGCTGAACGACTGGCGTTCGACCAAGAATTGTTCGGCGGAATGGCGGTCAAAGGAACTTGGAACAAGGAACAAACGAAGGTTGTAATGTGGGAACACATTCCGATTGACATGATTCGCGCGTCGGTTGATGAAAGAACCTATTTTATTTCCGACGACTGGTTGGCATTGAATCAATCACCTGAAAAAACAAACCTTCGAATTTTACCAGCTTACGACAAGGACAACCGAACTGGTTCATTCATTCTTTACTACAAAGAACCGCACCTTCGCGGTCGAAAAGAATTAGGTGTATATCCTAAACCGTCTTATTATGGCGGAATCACCGCGATTCAAACCGACGTGGACATTTCAAAATTTCACATGTACGAATTGCAAAACGGATTCAAGTCCGGGACGCTTATCAACTTTCCTTCAGGTTATCCAGAAACAACCGAAGAATTGAATCGACTGAAGGACAATGTCAAAGGTCGGTCACAATCGGTCGAAGACGCTGGTGAAATCATTTTGACATTCTCGAATGGTCAAGACGAAGCGCCGACGGTCATGTCTTTGAATGGTAACAACCTTGACCAAAGATATTTAGCGACTGAAAAAAGCGTGCAACAAAACATCCTTGTGGCGCACGCGATTACTTCACCGCAATTATTCGGTGTACGTCTTGAAGGTTCATTCAATTCAGCTGAAAGCGGTGATTTATTCAACATTTTCAAAGCGACTTACGTCAACACAAAGCAAAGACGAATTGAATGGATGCTGAATTTAATGCTTGAACTTGGTGGTTATATTGGTCAAGTTAAACTTCGTGACGTTGATCCATTGCCGAAGGACGTTCCGACACCAGCAATCACAACACCGACACCGATTGTTCAGTCATGTCACAACAACAACTTCAGCAACGACGAAATAAAGGTGTTCGAACAATTCGGTGAATCAAATGACAAGTTCATCGTGATTCATTCCGAAGCGATTGAATGGGACACACCAAGCGAACAAGTATTTTCACGAAGTAAACAACTATTTGACAAGGTTGGCGAAATTTCAGCGACGTTGACTGGCGCCGACAAGGACGTTTTGAAATTACTTTCCGACGGTGAATCAAGCGAATCAATCGCGAAGGCGTTGAACACTTCAGTCGAAGACATTGCCAAAAGAATTGCGACGCTTCGTGAACTTGAAATACTTACCAAGGGGGGTGACGTCAACACGCTGGGAAAGTCAGTAATTGAAAACCTTGACATTCCGATTTCAAGGTTCGAAGTTCGTTACACTTATCGAACACGTCCGAATGTTCCTGATCCGATTACGCAATCACGCGCGTTTTGCGTGAAGCTTATCGAATTGAATCGAAGTTATTCCCGTCAAGACATTGACAACATTTCCGTTCGGGTTGACCGCGATGTGTGGCGTTACCGTGGTGGCTGGTATACAAATCCAGACACGGGCGCGACGACACCGTTTTGCCGTCACGAATGGATTCAACAACTTGTAATTGCACAATAAATATGAACTACCTACTTTCCGTCGAGAATCTTAAAAAACTTGGATTGATTCACCAAAACACCGACACGAAAATTCTCGCGGTTGCGATTCGTCGAAGTCAAGACATCCACGTTCAACCAGCGCTCGGAACACCGCTTTACAAAGCGTTATTGTTGCGCGTTCAAAACAACACATGGTCACCGACTTATCTGACATTGATGAATGATTACGTCGTTCCTTGTTTGGTCGCTTATGTGGACTACCGTTGCGCGTTACTATTGAATGAAAAGCTGACGAACAAAACGGTCGGACGTGTGAACGACGAAAACATTTCAGCAAACAACACACCAGATACTTACGTTTTGCGTGACCAACTTTTGAAGGATGCACAATTTTACAAAGAACGTTTAATCGGTTTTCTTATGGACGACAACGGCGACAATTATCCTGAATACATTGATTGTTGTGGATCACCTTCGATGTGTCATGAAAAAGTAACGAAAGACAACACTGGTTATTCGCCGTTAAATTGGATCGTATGAATAAACGCTTTACACCAAGCAAAAAAGACATTGAAAAACTGAACAAATACCTGAAGAATGGAAAGAACGTTAAACCAGTTAATGAAGGAATTCGAAATAATTGCGACCGAACATCGACAAATCAACAGCTTCTTTCAAGGCGACTATCTTGATGCGGTGTCACGCGACGCGATTGACTATCCTTTAATGGTTGTCACCTTACAACCGGGACAAATTAACGACTTCGGTGTTCAGGTCAACGCAATCATTTCGATTGCTGACAAATACAACATTCAAGAATATCGTCAAATAAACGAAATTCATTCCGATTGTTTGTCCATTTGCAAAGATATTCACGTCATTTTGAAGCAATGGCGCTTCGAAGATTTCCTTGATGTCACTGGAACAATGGCGACGCAACCATTCATCAACCGTTCACACGACGTCACGGCTGGCTGGACAATGAACATCGCGATGAACGTTTACGACAACGAAGATTGGTGTCAAATTCCTATGGACAATTATTCATTCGGCAATGATTAATCAAGACCACATTCGATTCATTGGAATTGCTTACTATGTTGCAAGCTTCGCAACCGCTTTGTCGTTGTGGTATAGTGATTCATTTTCCATGATCATGTTCGGCTGGACGTTGTTTCTTTTTAATTTATATCAAATCTTTAGTGAATTACATGACAATCAAATGAACAATGAAAACTAACTTGACTTTACTTGGCGTTTCTTTTTTATCAATTCTCGCACCAGTGAAAGGAATGGTTGCAATAACTATTTTTTTTATCTGGCTTGACCTTGCGGTCGGTGTTTGGCGAAGTAAAAAATTGAAATATCCATTGCGGTCAACTGGATTCAAACGAACCGTGTCGAAAACATTGCTTTACGCTGGCGCCATTGTGTCCGTTTTTTTCCTTGAAATGTATGTTCTTGCCGACTTGATTGGCTTGTTTATTTCGGTTGACCTTGTGTTGACCAAGGCGTTCACATTCTTTTGCGTGTTCGTTGAATTAAAATCAATTAATGAATCTTATTTCGATGTAACAAAGAAGGACGTATTGAAATCATTCAAAGAATTCTTAACAGCAAAACACAAAGAATGGGACGAATTCAAGTAAACGATTTGAATTTAATTCAAGAACGATTGTCACCGGGACAATTCATAGCTGAAGAACATCCAAAAACACAAGTATATCTTCATCACACCGCTGGTGGTGGTGACGCTCGAAGCGTTTCAAGATTCTGGAATTCAAATTCTTCGAAGATTGCGACCGCGTTCGTGGTTGGTGAACGTGGCGAAATCGTTCAATGCTTTTCTTCGAAACACTGGGCGTGGCACTTGGGTGTTGGTTCGGAAATCTTCAGGTTAAATAAATTACGTTTTCTTGACCTGAACAAGACATCAATCGGAATAGAATTGACAAACTGGGGACCTTTGAAACAAGTGAACGGTAAATTTTACAACTACGTCAACCGCGTTGTTCCTTCGTCAATGGTGACTGAACTGGAACGACCATTCAAAGGTCACAAGTTCTGGTTCAAATACACCGACGAACAAATCGAATCGACACGAAAGGTTGTGACCTACCTTTGCGAAACATACGACATTCCTATGGATTACAACGAATCCATTTGGGACATTGATTTGTTCGCGCTGAAGAATGAAAAAGGAATTTACACACACAATTCGGTTCGTCGTGACAAGTCGGATGTTTATCCGTGTCCACGTTTAATCGAAATGCTGAAGAACTTATGAAAATAATTTACGCCATTTTAATCACCTTAGCCGTCGTTTCGTGTTCATCGGAAAGGAAAGCGCAATATCACGTGAAAAAAGCTCTTAAACATGGCGCAAAATTGATTCAAGACACCGACACGATTCGAATCACAACGCTTGATTCATTTCCAGTGATCCAAAATGATACGATTGTTTGGGAAAAGTTTATCACCACGAAAGACACGGTTATCAATTTTCGAAATGTTTACGTTCCAAAGACCAGATTCCAGACACGAATCGAATATAAGGAACGCGTGAAGACACTTCGAATCGAAGGAAAAACACAATGGAAAACAGCGAAGGCGACACAAGTCGTGAAATACCGCACGAACTGGTGGGTTGTCTTGATTGCTTTCGTGGTTGGTTTCATTCTTCGAATTGTTTTGAATAGCACGTTCCTTGCGCGCGTTCAATTATTCTTCAAATATATATGATAAGATTTCGACCAAGGTTGACCACAGATGAATACGAGGTGGTTCAACAATATCGCGCCATTCGAAATGAATGCGATGAACAAGATATTGACTTGAAGACCGTAAAACACGGTTGGTTGAAATCAAAGAACACCAGCTTGTTTTTCAAGAATCCTGACTTCGAAAACCAAGAATCTAAGAAACTGGAAAACCTGAAGGTTGACATTCTCAAATCGATTCAAGAACATTCACCAGTTTATCCAGAAATCAAACGAACACAATCAACCGAAGGTCATTTGCTTGTCATTGATCCAGCTGACATTCACATCGGAAAGCTGGCGACATCCTTTGAAACGGGCGAAGATTACAATCAACAAATCGCGGTTAAACGCGTTCATGAAGGTGTTCAAGGAATTCTTGACAAGTCAAGCGGATTCCAGATTGAAAAGATTCTTTTTATTGGTGGCAATGACATCCTTCACATCGACACACCGAAAAGACAAACGACCGCTGGAACACCACAAGACACCGACGGAATGTGGTACGAAAATTTTCTAAACGCGAAACGGCTTTACGTTGACATCCTTGAAAAGCTGGTGACGATTGCGGACGTACATTTCACTTTTAATCCTTCGAACCACGACTACACAAACGGCTTTTTCCTTGCGGACGTGATTCAATCATGGTTCAGGAATTGTCCGAACATTACATTCGATTGTTCAATTTCACATCGCAAAGCGTTTCACTACGGGACAAGTTTAATCGGAACAACACACGGCGACGGCGCGAAGCTTCAGGACCTACCTTTGTTAATGGCACAAGAATTCCCGGTTGAATGGTCGCAAACGAAACACCGTTACGTCTACACACATCACGTTCATCACAAAATTGCAAAAGATTTCATCGGTGTCACGGTTGAATCTTTGCGTTCACCTTCAGGAACGGATTCATGGCATCACCGAAATGGCTACCAACACGCGCCGAAGGCGATTGAAGGTTTCATTCATCACAAAGAACACGGTCAAATCGCTCGATTGACACATTTGTTTTAAGTTTATCACCTTATTTTTGCGGAATTTATTTCAGCTTATGTGCTTAATTAAGTGATTTTCACCCTTAAAAAGTACAATTCACCACACTTTTAGGAGTTTAATTACCACTTATCTTATTTAGAATCATTCTAAATTTGTGCATAATTAAAAAAAAATGTGTCAAAAGTTTTGCACGAATGAAACATTTTGTAATTTCACCACGTTAAACAATTAAAAAAACACAAAATGAAAAAATTTAGAATTGAATTTCAAGACAACGACCAGAACGAATTGTTCACGAAAGTGGATGAATTCGTAAACATCGAAAGCGCTGAAGTTTACGCGCAACTTTACATTGCGACCAGCAACATCAACGACTTATCAACTTATCAAATAACTGAATTATGAACAAAGAACAAATGATTGAAATCATTCTTCGTGAAGAACGTGAACTTCGTGAAGAAATGAATGAAATGGTTGACGCCTTCGGTCGTCAAGACGAAGGAACAAAACGAACAATCGCACAATGGTGTGTGATTAGCAACTTGATTGATAAACTACAAATCGAAGAACAATGAAAAATTTAGATCCTGAAGCACAAGAATTCCTGAAGCAACTTGGTGAATTCGTAAAGTTTAGCGCCTTAATGACGATTTTTGCAATTTTATCACTTTATTTAATTTATCTCTTATGAAAGTAACATTCGACAACAACCATTCTTCATTCACATTTGAATTCGATTTCGACAAGTTCGGTGAAGGTTCGTTCAGCTTCGTTGACGTGAAATGTCTTGACCATGACATCGTTGACGTGACCATTCAATTCGAAGACGTGTGGACGACACAACACATCGGTGAAATCGAAATCGATTACATCCTGACCGAACAAGAATGGAAAGAACTGGAACACGAAGTCAAACGACAAATTCTTGAAGACACCTTCGCATTCGACGCACATGAATTCATGTCGGACGAAGAACGCTGGAAATGGCACGCTTGGGAACAACAACAAATTCAACAATCAAATGAAGACAAATTCTAAACAAAAACCAAAACAACAAATGACATTGCCGACAATGGTTCGGTGGTGGTCGCGTCAAAGCTTCACGAACGACAAAGGTGGTTCGTTCGACGTCCAGCTTTACTTGAAAATATGTGAAATTAAACTATTAAGAAATGTATAAACTACTTTATTTTTATGAATCCCGGCTTGCCGAATCTTATGAATTCCCAACGAAAGCGCTTTGTCGCTGGAAAATGAACGAATTCAATAAACTGGGAACGCACATTTATGGTCACTTTGTAATTCAAAAGATATGAAAATACCACAATTGAAACGATGTTACATTATTGTTGAATTGTTGAATGATTTGAAGATTCATTCCGGAAAACAAATTCAGCGAAAAGTCAACGAAAGAATGGGAACAAATTATTGTAAAAGTCAAATCGAAAAAGACCTTAGCTGGATCAAATGGAATCTTGACATGGACGATTACTATTCTTCAGGACAAGGAATAAAATTGTATGAACCGCTTGACTTTTGGAAAGCATTAAAAAACTACTTAGAATGAACGAAGACATCAAAGAACTAATTTCCGAATTCAAGTTAAATAAACCATGTCGAAAACGCGAAACAGTTTACAAGCGTTACTATCTCATGAACATCCTTCATTGTCGTTCACGGTTGTGCTTGCGTGAAATTGGTGAACTATTTAACCGGGATCATTCCAGCGTGATTCATGCATTGAAAGAACACAAACGGTGGTGGTCACAACTTGACGAAGAATACCTTCGAGCAATTCACCCATTGCCCGAACTGGTGACCGATGAAGGACGGATTCCAAAGAATCAATTCTTCGATTGCGAATCGACTGAAGATTCAATCACGATTCGTGGTAAGTTCAGTAAACAAGTATTGAAAGAATTTGAAAGACCATTGACAAAGACGGACATTTCACTCATATTCGCACATTCATAATTCATTAAAAATTCATGCAAAATTGGTTAAGAAGCGCTTGGAAACTGGCGCTTTTTTGCGTTACAGCGCGACAAAGTTACAATTCTCTTATATACCCTGCCAGAAAAAAAAGCGGTATTTTTTAAGGGGGGGGGGTAAAAACTTTTGTAATTTTGTCGCGCTATGGGTGAAACGTAGTGTTGGCGTGGTTTATAGGCGTTACAAAACGCGTTACAAAAAAATAATTTTGTCGCGTTGTGATTATGTGTGAAATTTTTGTTTAGTTTTGTGACATGGCGCAAACGAAAGAATTTATTAATGGGATTGACCGAGTAAGCACGCGCCATTGCTGAAAGGTCGTCCCATTTTTTATGTGATATTAGAATGATTCCAAATATATCGGTCTTCAGGTCGTTATTCAATGCAAAAGAAACACCGTTCACGATGAACGTGGTCGAAGTTTACAATCGAATCAAGAACGGTTATCCTGAACTTGTTTCGAAAATCAACCGACTTCGTGAAATGGACGAATCAACCGAAGCTTATCGGTCATTAAAGAATTCATTGCTTGCGATTATGTTCAACGGAACATTCAACCAGCGAACCGACAACGGACTTGTTGAACATTCCGGGTTGTGTATCTTGGACTTCGACGACTATCCTGACCAAGAAACAATGAATCAAGACAAGCAACGCTTCAAATCATTGCCGTTCGTGTTCATGGTCTTCACTTCACCTTCGAATAAAGGACTGAAGGTTGTGGTCAAGATACCACAATCAACCAAAGAAGAACACAAGCGAAGATTCAAAGCGCTTGAACTTGAATTGAATTCCGATTACTTCGACACGTCCAGTCAAAACGTTTCAAGGGTGTGTTTCGAAAGCTACGATCCCGACGCTTATTTGAACGAATTTTGTGACGAATTCACAACGATTGATGAAGAACGTGGACACATTTTCCTTGAACGTCCACCGGTATGTCGATTAGTGGACGAATCAAAAATAATTGAACGAATCATGAAGTTCGATTTCGGTGGTGAATTCAATTCAGGGAATCGGAACAACTATATTTTCAAACTTTCCGCTTGTCTTTGTGAATACGGAATAACGCGCGACGTTGCCGAATATCACCTTGAACAATTCGTGTCAAGTGATTTCACAAAAGCGGAACTGGTGAACACAATCAAAAGCGCTTATCGAACCGCTGACTTCAAATCGAAGTATTTCGAAGACAACGAAAAGCTAACAAAAGCGAAGATAAAAATTCGTCAAGGAATTGCGACCAAGGACATAACCGAAGCGCTTGGACTTGACCAAGAACAAATCGAAGAAATCAAATCGGACGTTGAAAACAACCAAGACGTTTTCTGGACAATCACACAATTGAAAACGGGTGAAAAGATTTCAATCGAACCTAACAATTACAGCGCTTTTCTTTCAAAGCATGGATTCGGGAAATACTATCCAGAAAGGGCGTTGTCACCGACATTTGTTGTGGTCAATGAAAACAAGGTTCGTTTGTCTTCGGTGGAACAAATCAAAGATTTCGTGTTAAAATATCTCGAATCGCGATGTGAAATATCGGTGTGGAACTATTGTTCCAGATCAACTTATTTGTTCAGCGAAAATTTCTTGAACATGATTGATTCGATTGATGTCAAAATGCTTCAGGACAACAAGACCGAATCTTTCATTCCATTCAAGAACGGCGTTGTCACGATCACGAAGAAGGATGTCACCTTGAAAAGTTACATTGACGTAAACGGTTACATTTGGGAAAATCAAATCTTGAACCGGGACTTCGTTCAGCTGGACAACCACAAGAACGATTTCCAAGATTTCATCTATAAGGTGTCGAACCAAGACAAGACACGAAGCGAAGCGCTTGAAACAACGCTTGGTTATTTAATGCATACTTACAAAGACAAGACCGAACAAAAAGCAATCATTTTCAACGACCAAGAAATCGACGACAACGCGAATGGCGGTTCAGGAAAGTCCCTAATGTTAACGGCAATAAACTATTTTAGGAATCTTGTCACCGTGGACGGAAAGCAATTCAATTCAATGAAGAATGACTTCGTTTATCAACGGGTGAACCTTGACACGCAAATTCTCGCGTTCGACGACGTGAAAAAGAACTTCGACTTTGAGCAATTGTTCAGCGTGGTATCTCAAGGAATCACCGTGAACCGCAAAAACAAGGACGAAATATACATTCCTTTCGAACGTTCACCGAAAATTGTAATTACAACGAATTATGTGATTGCTGGCGCTGGATCCAGTCACGACCGAAGACGTCACGAACTTGAATTTTTTCAGTATTTCAACGCGCAACATTCGCCATTGAAAGAATACGGTCGTTTGTTGTTTGATTCTTGGTCACACGATGACTGGTCAAAATTTGACAACTACATGATTGCTAACGTTCAAAAATACCTGAACGAAGGCTTGACCGCAACGACATCAATCAACGCCGACACGAAGCGTTTCATTCAATCGACTTGCAAGGACTTCTTTGAATTCGTGCGTGAAGGCAATCTTGAACTTGACATTTATCACTACAATCAATCGAAGCTTCAGGAATTCCAAACCGAAACGAATTCATTCAAGGACCTTTCAACGCAAAAGTTTAAAAAGTGGGTGAAGGAATACGCGAATCACAAAGGGTACAAATACACCGAAGGACACAACCATTCCGGTCGTTATTTTATCTTGACTGAAGGTTCACCAGCGAATGAATTCACACCGAAAAACGATTGTCCATTTTAATTTTATAGCTTATGAATTACTTACTTATGTTAATGCTTATCTTGACCATTGTTATTTGGTGGGTTGCAATTTATTTATTCGGCTGGTGGGGTGCGCTTGGGTGTCTTGTCATCGGAATCGCTGGAACATTGTGGATTGAAATCAAAGGATTGCCATGAACCAGCACAAAATTTATCGAGTATTAAAATTGATTCAATTACTTGAAATCAAACCGCGAACCGTGAATGGAATGTCAAGGTATCTTGGAATCAGTGAACGAAGCGTTTACCGATATTTGAAGCTATTCGAAAAGCTTGATTATGATTTGAAGCGTGACGATTATTGCAAATACTATATTGAAAAAAAATGAACATAACGAACGAAGACAACATGGAATTGATGTCAAGGTATCCTGACAAATACTTTGACTTAGCGATTGTTGATCCGCCGTATGGTATTGGCGCAAATAAAATGACACTTGGAAATGGTAAAAAGAAAATATATCGAGGTCAAAATGATTGGGACAATTCAATTCCTTCAAAAGAATACTTTGAAGAATTGTTTCGTGTTTCAAAAAATCAAATAATTTGGGGGGGAAATTATATGACTGAATTCTTAAAGCCAACTTCTTCTTGGTTATTTTGGGACAAAGGAACGGGAGAAAATGACTTTGCTGACGGCGAACTTGCTTGGTCAAGTTTTGGTGGAGCTTTGAGAAAATTAACAAAAAGCTGGGTTGGAGCAAATGCAAAAGATGAATGTGAAAGATTGCACCCTACTCAAAAACCTATTTATCTTTACAAATGGATTCTTGACAAATATGCGAAAGAAGGTGACAAGATTCTTGACACACACCTTGGTTCTGGTTCAATTGCGATTGCGTGTCACGATTATGGCTTCGACTTAACAGCGTGCGAACTTGACAAGGAATACTTCGACAAAGCAATGCAACGAATCAACGACCACAAATCACAAACAAAACTATTCTAATGAACAAGGAAAACAAACAACGACTTGAAGCGCTGAAGCTGGCGAATGACATCGAAAGACATCCGTCTTTCCCTGAAGCTTACTTCGTCAAGAAAAAATGGGACGACAAGACCGCGAACGGATTGACCAAGGCAATCACATCGTTCATCCAGTTCAACGGATTCCAAGCGGAACGAATCAACACAATGGGAACGGCAAGGGAAAACAAACGAACCGACGGGAAAGTCATCGGTGTGACGTGGACGAAGGGAACAAGCACCGCTGGTTCAGCTGACATTTCAGCGACTATTCGTGGACGTTCAG